ACCTCGTTGCCCACCATGACCTTGGCGGCGCAGCTGATACAGCCGTCGTCGTTCGAGGCCTTCATCAGCTGGCCGCTGGCGAGCGTGCCCTGCGTGGTCGACGGCACATAGACGAAACGCTCGTTGGACGTGAAGATCCAAAGGCTATCGCCCCGCCAAGCGATCGCTGTGATCGGCTCGGGCGACGAGACCTCGATGAACTCGGTAACGCGAATGCAGTTGGGCCGGCCGCGGTCGGAAAACCAAATGGTCAGCTTGTCGGCAAAGGCAACCCGCCCGTCGATATTGCAGGCGTCCACCGGGCGGACCATCGTCGATTCGTCCAGGTATCGGAAGCCAGCCGCGAACTCGCCAGGAGCTGGAGCGATCGGCGTGACCACCGCGCTCTCGGAATACCAGGGCGCCGCGGCGCCATAGGTGGCCGTCGCCAGGTCCCGCGACCGCGGCTTGACCACGTCCACCGGGTTGTACCGCCAGGCGCCAATCGAAGGGCAGCCGAACAGCACAGAGCCCGCGACCTCGCACCACCAAACGGCCTCTGGCTTTGCGGGGGCCCGCTGCCACTGGTCGAAGTGCTGGGACTGGTCCGCCTGGTACTGCCCGCGCCAGTGCGCCGGCGTCGGCAAGTCGCCCAGGTTCTGCGCCATGTGGCGGTGTAGCGGCTCTTGCCAGGAGCGTCCGCTCGTCAAGTCGTAAATGACCAAGAGCGCGATCGTGATCCGCTGCTGGTTCACATAGAAGTTGGCCGTGCAAACGTCGGCCTCGACCAGCGTCAGCACCTGCTTGTGGCCGTTGGGCGCGACGATCGACGTGTGGCCCATCACCCGCTTGATGCCAAACTGCTCGCCCGATGCCAAGGGCGGCGCCGGCATGTCCGCAGTCAGCTGCGCGATCTGCTGAAACCCGGGCCGCGTGACCCAGGCGTCGCCGTACAGCATGACGTTCTGCGCGTAGCCCGGCCGCGTCCAGTTCTTTGCTGAGACCCCGGTCTTGATGATGTTGACCAAGCGGTCGGGCTGCGTTGCCATTAGAACCTCGTGACTTGACGAGCGGAATCGTAGGCGCGGCCCTGGCAGAGCATCGCCGTGAAGTCCAGGCGCAGCTGGTCACGGTGTTCTTCCAGCTTGCCATTCTTCTTACCGTCGCGAATCGAGTAGAGCGACGCGGCCTCAAGAGCAATCAGCTCGTGGAAGTCGGTGAAGTCGTCAATCCACTCGTTCTGCCCGGCGGTCTGCTTGGACCAGTCGATGGCCGGCTCGCCCAGGTAGACCAGGCGGATCAGCTGCGCGTTGTACTCGCGGTTGAAAAACAGGTTGGTGCCGGTCAGGTAGGCGCCGGGCTTGCCCAGTTCCAGGAGCCGGCGTAGGTCGGGCACCTGCAGCACCCGTTGCAGAGGGATGCCCGCGGCGTCTTCCTCCCATAGGTCAAGGATTCGCCGTATCCGCCGCTGCGTCGCGTTGGGCCCCAGCAGCTTGACGGCGCCGCCGGCCAGGTCATAGCCGCGGCCAGTCACCGAGATAAGCGTGCTGATTTCCATGGTCTGCGGCCCGTTCTCCGCGACCATTCGCATCATCGTCTCGTAGCCCGACTTGAGGTAGGTCGCGACGTGGGCGGGGGTCACAAAGGTGACGTCGTCCTCATCGACCATCGTGCGGAATAGCAACGCAACTTCATCGACGTACATGGCGGATTACCCCTGGGGCGGCATCTGCCCCTGTTGCTGCGCCTGCTGCGCCATGGCCTGCTGCTGCGCCTGCTGCCGCTGGATTTGCATCTGGTTTTGCATCTGAGCCACCTTCATCTGGGACTCAACCTGCGCGTGCTCGATGCCCTGCACTTCCTTCATTTCCGCACGAATGCTCTGCATCCGGGCCGCTTCCATCGCAGCGTTGACGCCGGCCGGCTGTCCGCCGAGGACCGCGTTGAGGTTGGCCGCTTCCATTGCGCCGTTCACTTGGACCGGCCAGACCTTGCGGCTTGCCTCCTGGGCAAACTGCTCCGGCGTGGCCTCTGGCGACCGCACGCGCAGCAGCACGTTGCGAATCGTCTCCTGGGCCTCCGGCGAGGTCATGTAGTATTCCGGCGTCTCAACGAACTCGTGGAACACCATCTCGAAAGCCTCAAGGTCGTCGACCGGCAGGATCTCGATGTCGATGATCGGCGACTCGGCCGAGATTTGCTTGCAAGCCTCAAGCATTTCGCGAGCATGGAACAGACCGGCCATCTTCTTGGTCGTGCTCATGCCCGGCGCGCGGAACTGAATCGCCTGCTTGGCCTCGCGAGCGTTGATCAGCTGGGACTGCAGCAACGACAGGGCCCGCTTCTCGCGGTCCTCGGCGGTGGCGCGGAACATCGTCCCCGCCTCGATGGCGATCTGCGGGTTCTCCACCAGGTCGGTGGCCTGCAACGTCCGATGCACCAGGCCGCCAGCGGTCGACAGCAACCGGATCTCCCGCGGCTCGTCGTAGAAAAACTTCATATAGCGCAACACGTCTTCCATGTGCGCCGCCATGCCCAACTCCATATTCTCCATGGCGTCTTCAAGCACGGTCACGTCTTGCTGCACCAGCGTCTGCAATGCGACGCCGGCCTCGATGCCGTTGGGCCGCTTGCCGGCTGCGCTGTCGTGGATATTGCTAACGTCCTGGAACTCGACGCCAATCATGGCTAGGTTCTCAAACACGTAGCTGGGCATCGGCTTGAGGTCGGCCTGCTCGGGCTTGCCGTGCAGCGGGTTGTACGGCATTCGCCAGCCCGGCTTGCTCGTGTCGACGTCGTTCCGCACGCCGCAGTTCTTGGGGATCAGCCAGCCGGGATTCGCCATCGACTCAATGCTGTCGAACAGCAGCTTGCGGCCCTTGTTGTACTGGTTCTGAATGTCGATGAGGCTGAACATCAGCCCGCAGCCAAAGGGCACAAAGGGCACGTCGGTGAAGGCGATGCGCTGCACCGGGAACTTGCCGTATGGGTAGGGCCCAGACCACAGAACTTGGTCGCGGATCACGACCTTGTGAAGGCCCGACGACCGCTCGTAGACGTTCAACAACTCCACCCGCTTGTCGGGGACGGTGTTGTGGTGGCCCTCGCGCGTGGCCGACGCCGCGGCGTCAATCTGCTTGTCGAACTTGGGATAGGCCTCCTTGATGGCCGCCGCGACGTGGAAGCTGCGGAGCCCGATCCAATCCGAGTCCTCGATGTCCATCGCCCCCTTGTCAAAGAAGACGTCGTAGTTGGAATAGACTTGCGTCTCAATGGTCTGCGTCTTCGGGTTGTACCGCGGGACCAGCCAGGCCGCGCCCCACATCACCGAAAACTGCCGGATCTTTTTGTGGATGGTGTCACCAGTGCGCCCCGACAGCAGATAGGCCTGGGCCGCGTGTTCGCAGGCCATCGCCTTCAAGACCGCTTCGGTTGTCGACGACGTGGGCAGGCAACCGATCCCCGGCATCGATGCCGCCAGCCGCGACTGCACGTTGCGGTAGATCCCCAGCATCTTGTTGATCGTCGTGCGGTTGCGCTCGCTCGGCGTCGGCTCCATCGCGGCAAAGGTGCTCTGGGCCTCGTTCCAGTAGACGTGCTGCTTGCCCTCGACAAAGCAGCGCGTCAAGTCCCAAGCCCGCACCATCGCTGACTTCTCAGCCCGCGATTCCTCGATGTCCTTCCAAAGGTCCTGCGTGCTGGTGTCCATTACCGCCCCCAGTGCTCAAGCTCGTTGCCAACTTCGGGAGCAACGCCGGCGCCAGCTGCAGACCGCTTGCGGAACGCCTCGAGCATGGCCTCGATGCCGCGGCTGCCCTGGGCAGCAGCCTGGCCGGCCCCGCCAGGTTCCCCGCCGCCGAGGGCCATGCCAGTCTGCAATCCCTGCACACCGCCCTTGACCGCGCCGGCAGGGCCTCCGACCAGGAACCCGCCGGCCGCGCCGATGGCAGCGCCAAGCCCGCCGCCAAGCGCAGCGCCTGTGCCGTCCGCCCCCATGCCTTCCGTTTGCTGCTTGGCCTGCATGCGGCGCCGCGCCAGGTCTAGTTCAAACTGATCCATGTGCCCTCAGTCCCCGTCTTCAAGGCTGTCCACAAATCCGTCGGGGTCCCAATCCGGCCCGCGGTCGATGATGCCTCGCAAGGGTAGCGCAAACACGTCCTGCGCCGAAAGGATGGGTTGCTGCTTGGGCCGCCCACCGCGCAGCCAAAAACGGGACGGGGCCCGCCGCCACACCAGCCAAAGGACCACGGTCAAAGCCAGGTTCCAAACGGCTAGCGCAGCGACGAGCCCCATCATCTTAACACCCCACAATCACCGCTCGGTCCTGATTTTCATCGGCGGGCGCGCTTGGTCACGCGCAGCATTATTTGCCGTTGCACGGTTGCGAACGACCTCATTCTGCTCGCGGTCAGCGATCCGTCTCCGGCTCATTTGTTCGGCCCATTTGAGTTGGGTGAGGTCATTTGCCATCGACGTTGCAATCGCCTCAGCTGCTCCACCTTGGCGAGGTTTAAGCTCCGAAGGCCTGGGGTTTGATGCGTACTTGTGAGGTCCGCCAAAAGTAGTATCCCACGCAGGAGAGAAGTTGCGGCTGATCTGCTCTTCTGGTCGCGGTTCGTTCAGAAGGTTCGGACGATAATCCTCTTCGTCAAAATACGTCCCACGGACAATAGCCCCGTCCTTGTCTGGGTCGCCGCCAGCTCCACTGATCGCAAGCCTCTCTGCATCATGGGCTCGACTACCCCACCCAGATGGGTTGTCGTTTTCGCTGGACTTTGCAGAGGTCTCGCCTTTCTTCTGGCTTTCCGAAGGCTTTTCACCAATCAGTTTCCTAAAAAACTCATCAATATCCATGGCACCACCCCCCCCATCGCCCGACAATCGCAACCAAAACGCGATTTGTCCGTGGCCGCCCTATCGCTAGAACGGCCACGGACAAATGTTGCTTAGTTGCGGACGCCGACCACCAGGCCGTTTTCCATCGGGTTGCTGCAGGCCAACTCGTGGTAGGTCGCCATGTAGGCCTGCCAGTTGTCGGTGCCCGACTTGTGGCGCAGCACCTTGCCGTCGCGGTCCTGGAACTTGAGCGCCATCAGCTCCAGCAGTTCCCAGGTCGACCACTTGAGGAAATGCAGGATGCCCTTGGGCACGGAGCTCGACAGCAGAATGCTGATGTTGCCCCAGCCCAGGTCGACGCCGGCGGTGCCCACGTTGACGGCCTCGATCTTCTTGCCGCCCATCTGGTTGACGGTCTGCATCTTCTGCTGAATGGCCACGTACTGCTGGCGCAGCTTGTGGTTCATCAGGATGCAGTCGGGCGAGGAGCCGTCCTTGCGCTCCAAGATTTCGTCCAGCATCGGGTCAAAGCAGCCCTCGTGCAGCGCCACCTTGTTGTGGTTGCCGGTCATGTTGGCCGTGAAGGCCTGGGACTGCAGCTTGGCGTTGTTGCCACCGGTCGCGTCGGTGCGGTCGATGGCGTTGAAGCCATAGGTCCGCGTGAACAGGTTGGAGTACAACCCGTTGACCTGGCGGTCCAGGTAGTTCAGGGCCGCGGCGGCGTCGCTGATCCGCACCGCGATGGCGATGCCGTCGGGCAGGGTCGACGTGTCCAGACCGGCCGCCAGCGTCACGGTCATCGCCGTTTGGTCGACGGCCGAGATGTTGACCGTGCCCACGACGGCGTAGGTGTCCGCGCGAATGAACTCGCAGGTCACCGCCGCGCCCTTGGCCGTGATGGCGCGCTGGATCTCAGCAGCATTGCCGCTGTACTCCCAGACGGCGCCGGCCGCCTCGTTCTTGTGCTGGTTCAGGAAGCCCTTGACGCGGCCACCGGCGAAGAAAATCGTGTTGAGGCGCTTGACGATGTCTTTCTTCAAGCCCTCTTTCTGCGAGTCCACCGCGTCGATGAACGCATCGGGCTCACCGGCGCCGGCCTGCTCGATCACGTCGCCCTCAAACTCCAAAGTCCCGTAGAACTTCTTGTGCTTGAACTCGATGTGCGTGTAGCTCTGGTCGTTGGAGGCCGGCAGAGAGGTGCCGTCGCCATAGTCCGAGGTGTCGGTGCTGCCGTTGTGGAACGGGATATACACCAGCTTGCCGCGGCGCTTGCGCTTGCTCTTCTCGATGTGCTTGTAGAGCAAGGCCTCGTAGTTGACCAGCTCCTGGATGGGGCCCTGGTAGTCGAGCTTGAGAATGTCGTCCAGGGTCGTCGAAGAAACTGCCATGAGCTTTTCCTTTTGTCCGGTTGCGGGTTAGACCCGGCTTACTTACCGAACCTCGCGCGGGCGTTGGTTGCAGCGTCTGCCCAAAGCCTGCTGATCCACCGACCTTGGGGATCACGCTGGGCGTTGGGTTCTTGCGCGCTCGCAGCCGGAGCCGACCTGCCCGTTCCGACGACCGGGGGAGCCTTGCTCGCGGCGCTCGGTGCAGGAGCGCTGGTTTGCTGACCAGGAGCCGGGGCCGCGGGCGCAGCTTTGCGCGCCATCCGGGACTCGTGAACCTGGTCGAAGTAGGCGGCCAGTTCTTCCGCCACTTCCATCACGGACAGCTGCGGGTTGGCCAGGCAGCGGTCCTGCAAAAGCTTGGCCGGAACGTCCGGGTACTTCTGCTGGGCCGACGCAAACTCGGTCCGAATCTTGGCCGCCTCAGTCTGAATGCGCTGCTGTTTCCAGCCAGTCTCCAGAGTTTCAAGCCGCTGCTGTTGACCCTTCACGAGGGCGACCAGTTCTTGCTCGCGCTCGGTGAGGTCGCCACCCGCTTGGAACTTGGCGAAGAGGTCTTCCGCCTTGTTCACCTGGGCCGGCGTCGGCTGCTCTGGCTGCTGCTGCGGAACGTACCGCTGCACCTTGCGCGCAAACTCAAGCTCTTCGACGGCCTTGCGGTGATCGGCCTCGAGCTTTTCCAAACGCGCCTGGTACTCGGCCGCCTTCTTGTTGGACCGCTCATAAACGGCGTAGTCGACGGCGTGCCCCGGCTGCAGCTGGGCCTGGTCTGCACCAGACGAGCCGTTACCGGCGGGAGAGCTAGAAGCTGCGCCAGCCGACCCCGGTCCATCGGGGGCCAATGCTGGCGCAGCTCCACCGCTGCCCTGGGATGTCGCACCACCAACGATCCCAGAGCTCACCGCCGAGTTGGGAGCCATCCCCTCGGCAGCGTTTCCGCTGTTCGCACCGCTATTTCCGGCTGAACCGTTCATCACGTCCCTCTCTGGCAAGGCTGCCTCGCACCCCTGCCGGTTGAAAATCAATGTCTGGCAACCATGCCCCATGCGTCAAGGGCGGTTTCCACTCGCTCCTCCTCCGAAAAATACTCATCGGGGTGAGCCGCTTCCCAAGCCATGATTTCCGCAACAGTTTGCGGAATCCGCTCGTTCGCAATCGCCACCTCAACGATGTCCGCCTGGTCCATGCCCACCAGCGACAGCGCCGAAGCCACCACAGCGTCGTCGTGCTTCTGCTTCTCCGCCTCGATGCGGCGGTTGGTCTTCATCACCAACGTGTTGATTTCGCACATTTCACGCACATCGACCACCGGCATCTTCCCGGAATCGACGTAGTGGATATAGCGGCTGAACATCATCAGCCGGCTGGTCTCGTGGTTGTTCCAGCCTACCGTGTCGCGCAGCGCCGCCACCGGCTTGTCGGCCGCTTGGGTCCGGTACAGGTACTGGTAGCCCTCGTCAATCGCCATGTCGACGATGGTCATGCCCCAGCCGCCGGTCCGCTCAATCGTCAACAATGCCGTGTACTTCTCGGCCATGTCGATCACCAGCCGGCCGAAGTCCTTGGGCCTGATCCGCCCGTAGTACATCGCGGCCCGCCGCGGCGCATTG